TTATTGGATATGTTGTAAAAAAAGCTGGTGGTAATGGTTCTGTTTTTGTTAAAATACAAAATACACAAGAATTATCAGAAAGCAGCGATGTGTTATTTACATCATTAACAAATAACGATATACTTGCATTTGAAGGAGGGTCTGTTAATTTATGGAAAAATAAAACAATAGCCTCTGTATTAGGTTATACACCATATGATGCGTCAAATCCTGCGGGATATATTTCTACTTATACAGAAACAGATCCTATTTATACAGCGTCTAGTTGGTATAGTACTGTAAATAACGCTTCTAATTGGAATACTGCTTATGGGTGGGGAAACCATGCTTCTGCCGGATATGTACCTCAAGCAAGAACAATAACTATTAACGGTACATCTTACGATTTATCAGCAAATAGAAGCTGGACGATAACCGCATCAGAAACTGATACGCTATCTACTGTTACGGCTAGAGGAGCCATTACCACTGGCGACATATACACCCCTAACAATGGTGGTATATTTTTCAACGGCAATGGAGTGTATGGTAGCGGAGTGTTTGGTAGAAATTTTGGACAAGACTTAGGTTTTAATTCAGGAGGAGCTGAGACAATGAGAGCCTACTCTGGAGGATATGTTCAGGCTACAAATTCATTTAGATCTCCTATATTCTACGATTCAAATGATACAACATATTATGGCGATTTTAATAGTACAACTAGACAATACCAAGCTATATCATTTGGCGACAGTAGTAGATATAGCGCAATAAATACAACTATAAATGGCGCTGGCGCTGGAGATAAATTAATATTATACGGTGGTACATCAAATTATGATGCTAGGCTATTGGTTGGTGCTGATTATGATATGTTATTCAAGTCACAAGGTAATAGTGCTGGTAAGGGATCTTTTAAATTTTACTCGGGTCAAAATTGCAGTTTAGCGATGACTATAGATGGATCTCAATATACATCATTAACTGGAGGATTAAGCGTAGCCGGAAATACATCTTGGTTCGGAGGTTATGGAGGCGGATCAGGTCCTGGATTAGCTTTTGAGAATCAAAATACTTTCGCTAGAGTTGTATTCTGGGGATTGGATTTTTATGATTGGAATAACGGTACTCAAATGGTTATTAATGACGGATATGTATTAGCTAATAACAGTATGCGTTCTCCTATTTTTTACGACTCTAACAATACTGGATATTATGTAGATCCAGCGTCTACGAGTGTTTTATCAAGCTTAAACCTAACCGGTCAACAAAATTTCACAACGCAAGGAGCAAAAGTGTATTTTGGAGATAATACTATAGGTAATCCGTTATGTATAGGAGAAGGCTTAATAGATACTTTAGGTGTTGACTCTGATTTTATGACGATTTATGGTAGAAATTCAATTAGATTTTTTACAAATGGAACTGTAGAAAAAGGTAGGTTTGATACAGATGGGTTCAAAGCTACAGTAATGTATGATTTAAACGATACTGGTTATTATGCAGATTTTAATTCTACATCAAATTCAGCAATAAGAGTTAGGGGAGGTTCGTTACACGGTCCAAATCCAACATGGGGTAGTTATCTTTTAGTAGGAGGAGATGGCAGAAATGGATACATAGACAGTACGACAACGGCTTCTGTATCTACAACTAATGGAAATTTACATTTAGATTCAGCAAGCGGATATAGTACTCATATAAATTATTATGATGGTAATGATATAATATTAGGGGGAGGCGCGAATAATGAAATAGGTAGAGTTTATAACGCTGGGTACTTACAAATGAATGGAAGTGTTAGAGCCCCTATATTTTATGACTCAAACAATACAGGCTTTTATTTAGATCCTGCATCTACTAGTAATTTAAATGGACTTAGCTTATCTAGCGCCAGTACATTTTTAGGAGGTCTTAGCATTGTTAGAAATGGAGGAGGCAGCGATCCTTATGGAGTATTAGCTGTATCTTGCCCAAGTGGCGACAACTATGCTTACATGGGTTTCACTAGAAATGGCGTTATTGGGATGGCAATGGGTATTGATACTAGTAATAATTATTGGATAGGTACATCTGGGGGTGGTCACAACTCGGTGAGAACAGGAACTTACATGACTGTTAGTAATGGAGGCACAATAACAGCTACAGCAGACGTAGTTGCTTATTCAGATAAGAGAGTAAAAGAAAATATAGAGACCATTGATAATGCACTTAATAAAGTTTTATCTTTAAGAGGCGTTACTTATAATAGGACTGATAAAGAAGACAAGTCGCAAAAAATAGGGGTTATCGCTCAGGAAATTCAAAAGATTTTGCCTCAAGTTGTTCAAGAACAAGAGGATGGCATGTTAGGGGTTTCTTACGGTAATATAACAGCGGTATTGATTGAAGCAATAAAAGAACAACAAACGCAAATAGAAGAATTAAAACAATTAGTTAACACATTAACAAATAAATAAAAATGGCAATTACTTACACATTTATTCCAACAAAAGTAGAGATAGCTCCGTCATTAGATGGATTAGAAAAAGTTATTACTAGGGTAAGATATGATTATGAAGGAATAAACGAAGATGGCATTAAAGGAACGTTTGCTGGCGTAACACCAATGCCGACTCCTACAGATTCTGAAAACTTTAAACCTTTTGAAGAGTTACAACCAGAAGATATTATATCTTGGTTAGAAGCTACTGCGGATAAACCTCATATGCAAATGCGAATTGAAAAACAAATTAACGAACAAGTTGCTCCTAAGTATGTAGATACACCATTACCATGGGCTTCTGATGAAGAAACTGTAACACCAGAGGTATAACATGACAATGCCAGCATCAGGTACTATTAGTATGTCTCAAATAAATACTGAATTGGGACGTTCTAGTACTGCTCAAATATCATTAGACACTGCTGAAAATGGAGGGTATGCTACTATCAATACAAACAGTTCTAGCAGACCTTCTGCATCTAATCCAGCTTCATTATCGGAATGGTATTCATATAATCATTCAGCTGCTCCGGCAAACTCTGTTACAATAAGTAGTACATATTATTGGAGTTATACTACTTTAAGTAGTAATAGTGCTTCAGGTACAATAACAATAACAGGATCTAGTGCTACTTTTTACGCTAGGGCTATAATAATAAATGGTACACCTACAGTTACTGCTAATATAAATATAGGTGGTAATACAAGATCAGCTGTAAGATCTAAAACAACAGGAACAACAGATTCGTCACCTTTGGTTTTAGGACCAGGGACTTATTCATATACAGTCAGTTTATCACAAGCTCAAAACAGCGGTATAGCTGGAGGAATAGTATTTACACAACCTTAATAAAAAAATAAAAAATGGCAATAATTGCAGAAAAGAGTGTTAATGCTCTAAATAAGTTATCAGTTGAAATGTCGGTTAATGTAGAATCAGAAGGAGCTACTATTTCTTATCATCTATCTAATGATAATGAAAATGTAATATCTTTTGGTAGCTTTAGTGTTGACGAAGAGTTTTATTTATCTCATGGAACTGACAAAAAATATCTTCTTAACTTTGTAGTCGAACAACTAAAATTAACATTGGTTTAAAATGGCAAAAGCTAAAAACGAATCTATAAAAGTAGATAAGAAAAAAGTAAGTAGACCAGGCATTCATGCTAAGTCTAAAACGTCTTTGTCTAAAGGTTCTAAAAACTATAAAAAACTAAATAAAGGACAAGGAAGATAATGAAATATATTAACTACATATTTGCATCATTCATACTGTTTTTTGTACCTATTTACGGATTGCTTATTTCTGTAGGTGCAGCAATAGTGTTAGACACTGTAACTGGTGTGTATAAAAGTATAAGACTAGAGGGTTGGAGAAGTATTAGAAGTAGAAAACTATCTAATGTAATAAGTAAAATGGCTCTATACGAAGTCTGTATTATACTTTTATTTGTGATAGACAAGTATGTACTTAACGAATTTGTAAAACATGCTTTTGGTTTTGAATTTATGTTTACAAAGATATGTGCTATTCTTTTGATTTTTACAGAGTTAGTATCAATAAAAGAAAACATTGAGGAGACATTTAAAATAGATATTTGGAAATTGTTAAAAGGAACGTTTAACAGAGCTAAAGAAATCAAATCAGATATTAATGAAATAACAAGCTAATGCAATTATCAAAAAACTTATCATTATCAGAAATGATAATTAGTTCTGAGGCTAAAAGAAAAGGAATAAGTAACCAACCAACTGAAGAACATATATCTAATATGAAAAAATTAGCTATAAACGTTTTTCAACCTATTAGAGAACACTTTAACTCTCCAATACATATATCTTCTGGATATAGAAGTTTAGCTCTTAATAAGGCTATAAAAGGCTCTGCTACGAGTCAACACTGTTCTGGTGAAGCTATGGATATTGATATGGATGCAACAAGTATCACAAATGCAGAAGTATTCAATTATATAAAAGATAACTTAGCATTTGATCAATTGATATGGGAGTTTGGTACAAATGAAAATCCAGATTGGGTACATGTATCTTACGAGTCTACTGGTAAACAAAGAAAACAAATACTTAAAGCAGTTAGAAAAAATGGCAAAGCGTCTTATATTAATATTTAGTCTATTACTGTTATTTTCTTGTGCATCTAGAAAAGTAGATGTATCTAAGACTTCTACTGAGGTAAAAGTTGATAGTTCTGTTGTTACAAAAGTAGATGGTACTTATGTTAAAGACAATAATGTTTTTGCAGAAGAAACTATTGATGAGGTTGAATATAAACCTTTGGATAGTTTAAAACCAATGGTTATAAATGGCAAGTCATATATTAATACAGTTATAAAATCAAAGAAAAAGCATTCTGTTAAAACCGATAAAACCAAAGCTATAGCTAAAGTATCTTCTGTAAAAAAGTTAAATGTAAAAAGAGAGGGTAAAAAAGAATCTTTTGAGAAGCATGTAAAGAAAGAAACTAACTATTGGATGTATCTTTGGTTTTTAATACCAATCATAATTATATGGTTGTTAGAGAAATATGGTAAGACTATGTTTCCATTTCTAAAGTTTTTTAAATAAAAATAACTATATTTGCATATAAATTTAATCAAATACACACATGAAAGACAAGAAAATTTCAGATATGGTTGAGAACCGTATCACAGATCACCAGTTATCAAAGATTCAATCATTCGAAGAATCTTTCAGAAAAGGAAGAGAAATGTTTGGAGGAATGACGCTTCAATATGAATTTCAAAAAGGATCTTTACTATCTCAAATTGCAGAGTTAGAAAAAGACTATGGTAAATTCAAACAAGATTTGAAAGAACAATATGGTGATATAGACATAGATACATCAACTGGTATTTTCACAGTTAAAGAATCTGAAGAAAAATAAAAAATAAGCCATCCTAACCGATGGCTTTTAAAATTTAATATAATGCAAGAAATAAGAAAAGTCAGCATAGGGAATGACTACAAAAACTCTATGCACTACGTTGTCGGACAACCTGTGTTCGGTAGTTACGTAATACACGTAATACAAAGGACAGATACTGGTATTGTTATATGGATTGAAAAAGACAAAGAAGTTCTTTGTTGGAAAGAGATTAATAACAACGTACCTATGGTACTGGAATTTAACATAAATTTCTAATGAAGTCTCCGTATAACTTTGTGGTGTCTCCTATTGGAGAGCAGTATAATAATACAAAAAACATTGGTGGAGTTGAGGTTACTTTTAATACATCATTAGATTTAGCTAAATATGTAAACAGGATAGCTGTAGTTATTGAATTACCAATATACTATAAAGGAGATGTAAAGGTTGGAGATATTGTTGTTGTTCATCATAACGTATTTAGAACCTATCACGATATGAAAGGTAGACAAACTAAATCACCAGAGTTTTTTAGAGATGATTTGTATATCGTAAGTCAAGATAGAATATATCTTTACAAGTCTAATGGTATATGGAAGTCTCACTTAAACTACTGTTTTGTAAAACCAATTGCTAGAATTCAAAATGAATTACTACACTCTACAGAAAAAGAAGAGAAACATATTGGTGTTATTGTATATCCAAGTAAATATCAAGAAGGGAAGTTAAACTTAAAGAGCGGTAGTTTTGTAGCGTTCACAAAGAATAGCGAGTACGAGTTTAATATAGACGAAGAGAAGGTTTATAGAATGTACGACAGAGACGTTGTAATCGAATTAAATGAATTATGAAACACGATCACGCACTATTAAAAGAAATGATCATAGAAGCAGCGTATAAGTCTGTAATAGAACTTATAAAGGTACTTGCTGATGAAATCATATCTGATGACACACTAGATGATATATCTGCTGATAAAATGAGGAATGCTGTTTTAGCAAAGAAAACTGCTTTAGACGATGCGTTCTATATTTTAGCAAAGATAGAGACTGAGAAAAATATGCTTGAAGGTAATCAAAAAGAAGAAGTAGATGAAGTCAAATTCCAATCATTCGCAGAAAAAAGAAGTAAAGGAAGATAATAGTCTATTTAGAATTATTAATAAAATAGATTCGAAAGACATTGATAGGTTAAACAAGAAGAAAGAATGGAAGTATGGGTATAACCCAGAGTTCGATGTTGTTGTTATATCTAAAGATGGTACTATTGGAGAAGTGTACGAAATACAGGGTCTTCACATAGCACTACCTTCAGTACCAAAAACAGTTTACAAAAGAGATAAGAAAAAAGAAGAGCAGTATTGGAGTCCATTCGAATACCCAAAAGAACTTCAAAAAATAACATCTGTATTTCAATGGAATGAATATCCAAACGAATTCAAGAACAAGTACGTTGAATATATAGAGAATGAATTTGACAGAAGAGAAGAAGGGTTTTGGTTCTACAATAATGGTACTCCAACTTACGTAACTGGTACGCATTACATGTACTTGCAATGGACTAAGATTGACGTTGGTCATGCTGAATTCAGAGAAGCTAATAGAGTATTCTTTTTGTTTTGGGAGGCTTGTGTAGCTGATGAAAGAAGTTATGGAATGTGTTATTTAAAGAATAGACGTTCTGGTTTCTCATTTATGTCTTCTGCTGAATTAGTTAATACCGCTACACTTGCGCGAGATAGTCGTTTAGGTATTCTATCGAAGACTGGTAATGATGCTAAAAAAATGTTTACTGATAAAGTAGTTCCTATATCTGGTAACTACCCTTTCTTTTTCAAACCAATCATGGACGGTATGGATAAGCCTAAAACAGAATTAGCTTATCGTGTACCAGCATCTAAAATCACAAAGAACAATATGTCGTCTATGAAAGATGATGTTGATGGATTAGATACAACTATTGACTGGAAGAATACTGCTGATAACAGTTATGATGGGGAAAAATTACTAAGACTTATACATGACGAGAGTGGTAAGTGGGAGGTTCCAAATAATATCCTTAACAACTGGAGGGTTACTAAAACCTGTTTACGTTTAGGTAGAAGAATTATTGGTAAGTGTATGATGGGTTCTACATCAAACTCTATATCAAAAGGAGGAGGGAATTACAAATCATTATACAACGATTCTGACGTTACAAAAAGAAATGCAAATGGACAAACACTTAGCGGTCTTTACGCTTTATTCATTCCTATGGAGTGGAATTTCGAGGGATACATTGATATATATGGTCAACCAGTATTCAGGACTCCTGAGAAACCTGCTAGGGATATTCAGGGAGGCTTTATTTACACAGGTGTAATAGATTATTGGGAGAACGAAGTTAATGCCTTAAAAAACAATTCTGACGCTTTAAACGAATTCTATAGACAGTTTCCAAGAACAGAGAGTCATGCATTTAGAGATGAAGCTAAAAACTCTTTATATGATTTGGCTAAGATATACGAACAGATTGATTATAATGATGGATTAGAGATAAACAGAATTGTAAATACAGGGAAGTTTGCTTGGAAGAATGGTATTAAAGATAGTGAGGTTATATGGCTTCCTAGTAGAGATGGTAACTTTAAAGTTACTTGGTTTCCTAATAAGGATATGGCTAATAAGATAGAAATAAAGAATGGTAAAAAATATCCAGGGAATACACATGTTGGTGCTTTTGGATGTGATACGTACGATATATCTGGAGTTGTTGGAGGTGGAGGATCTAAGGGTTCGCTACACGGACTGACAAAGTTTAATATGGATGATGCTCCAAGTAACTTTTTCTTTTTAGAGTATATAGCAAGACCAAGGACATCTGAAGAATTTTACGAGGATTGTTTGATGGCTTGTGTATTTTACGGTATGCCAATTCTTATTGAGAACAACAAGGTTGGTCAGTTAAGATATTTCTATAATAGAGGATACACTGGTTTTTGTTTAAGAAGACCTGATAAGCATAAGAATGATTTGAGTCAATCAGAAAAAGAGTTAGGCGGTATACCATCATCTACTCAAGTAATTGAGTTGCACGCAAATGCATTAGAAGCGTATATAGATCAGCATGTCGGTATTGATTATAGTGGTCAATTTAGAGAGGCTGGTAAGATGGGTAACATGTTCTTTAACAGAACTTTATTAGACTGGGCTAATTATGACATAAGTAATAGAACTAAGTTTGATGCTACCATCAGCAGTGGTTTTGCTATAATGGCTAATCAAACATATGTATCTAAGCCCATTAGAAATAATAAAGAAATAATGTTTAATTTTGCAAGATATTCCAATAAAGGATTACAAAGCGAATTATTAAGATAATATGACTCAAGATTTCTCATTACCTAATGTATATTTTCCAGATCAATTAGCTGACGACGCTACTAAACTAAGTAAAGAGTATGGTAGAAGTGTTGGTCACTCTATTCAATCAGAATGGTTTAGAAAAACATCTAATAGTGGTTCTAGGTTTTATACCAATAGAGACCATTTTCACAAGTTAAGATTATACGCAAGAGGAGAACAGTCAGTTCAAAAATACAAGAAAGAAATGAGTGTCAATGGCGACATATCTTATCTTAATGTAGATTGGACTCCAGTTCCTATTATTCCTAAATTTGTTGACATCGTGGTAAATGGAATGTCAAACAGGCAATACGAAGTTAAAGCCGAGGCTATAGATAGTATGTCTTCAATCAAAAAAGGAGCTTACAAGTATGAACTTGAGAAAGCTATGGTTGGAAAAACTATATTAAAAGATGCTAAAGAATTGCTTGGTGTAGATATGTATCCAATACCAGAAGAAGAGATGCCTTCTAATAAGCAAGAGCTAGATCTTCATATGGAATTTTATAAAGATGAAATTGAAGTTGTAGAAGAAAAAGCAATCGATAACGTATTCAAATTAAATAATTACGATTTAATAAAAAGAAGAATAGACGAAGATGCTACAGTTCTTGGATTGTCTGCTGCTAAACATTCTTTTGATACTCACAACGGAATTAACATTGAATATTGCGATCCAGCAAATATGGTTTGGTCTCCAACAGAAGATCCGACATTTCAAGACTGTTATTACTTTGGAGAAGTTAAAAACGTAAACATTACAGAGCTTAAAAAATTAAATCCTAGTCTTAGTCAAGAAGATATTAAAGAGATAGCTAAGTTAGCTTCTAAATGGGATTCTTATCAAAATATACAAGGTGGTAATGTTGCTGAAGGAAACTTAAACAACAATAGCGCTACACTATTATTCTTTGCTTTTAAAACTGATATGAATATCGTTTACAAAAAGAAAAAGAATGGTAATGGTGGAGAAAAAGTTATAAAGAGAGACGATTCATTTCAAGGACCAAAAACAGAAGATGCTCAATTTGAAAAACTATCTAAAAGAATAGATGTTTGGTTTGAAGGAGTATTGGTTTTAGGTACTAATCATTTATTGAAATGGGAGGTTATGAAGAACATGGTTAGACCTAAATCTTCTATATCAAAAGTTTACCCTCCTTACGTATTGTCTGCACCTAGAATGTATAGAGGTTCTATTGATTCGTTAGTAAAAAGAATGATTCCTTTTGCTGATCAAATTCAATTGACACACTTAAAATTACAGCAAGTTATATCTAGTTTAAAACCTGATGGTGTATACTTAGATATAGATGGATTAAACTCTATTAACTTGGGTAACGGAATGACCTATACTCCAGAAGAAGCTTTAAATTTATACTTCCAAACAGGTAGTGTAATTGGTAGAAGTATGACTGAAGATGGAGAATTCAATAATGGTAAAATACCTGTTCAAGAATTAACAGCTTCTGGTGCAAATGCTAAGATACAGTCTCTTATAGGAATGTATAATCAATACTTAGGTATGATTAGAGCTGTAACTGGGTTGAACGAAGCTAGAGATGGTAGTATGCCAGATGAAAATAGTTTAGTTGGAACACAGAAATTAGCAGCGTTAAATTCAAATACAGCTACCAGACACATTCTTCAAAGTGGTATTTTTACGACTAGAAGATTAGCTGAATGCATTTGCTATAGAATGTCTGACGTATTAGAATATTCTGATATGAAAGAAGACTTTGCTAATATGATTGGTGGAAGTTCTATGGATACTATAGAGAAGATTAAAGATTTACATTTATACAACTTTGGTATTTACATTGATTTAATGCCTGATGAGGAAGAAACCCAAATGCTTAATCAAAATATACAAGCTGCATTAGCGTCTGGAAAGATTGACATCGATGATGCTATTGATATCAGAAACGTTAAAAATGTTAAGATAGCTTCTCAATTATTGAAGGTTAGAAAGAAAAAGAAAGAAGAGAAAGACTTAGATACTCAAAAACAAAATTACGAAGCTCAAGCTCAATCTCAAGCTAAACTAGCTGAATCTACTTCTCAATCTAAAATGCAATTAATACAAGCTACTTCTACATCTGATGTACAATTAGAGCAATTGAAACATCAAAATGAAATGGAGAAAATGAAAGCTGAATACCAAATGAAAGCTGAATTGATAAAGCTTCAAGAAGGTATGAAAGGTGAGATTAAACAAAGTGAGATGTCTACTCTTGAAAGAAAAGAACAAGAGCGTGAAGATAGAAAAGACAAGAGAACTAAGTTACAAGCTACACAACAATCGAAAATGATTAAACAAAGATCTAAAGACGAGGACGCTATAGACTTTGAAGAAGAAGATGATTTAATGGGTATTGACGACTTATTTAGTGGTATGTAAAATATTCATAACTTTGCAAAAAATTTAATTTAATATTTAATATAATGGAAGGATTTACTTTTAAGGTCTTAGATGACGATGGTGAAGTACAAAATCAAGTAGAAGATACGCAAGTTGATGATACTATTGTAATTGATGATACGCAAGTTGACGATACACAGGTTGATGATACTATTGATGACGATTCAAGCGTAGACGATACACAGAATGACGACACACAAGTTGACGATACTCAATCACAAGATATTGATGATGCTAGAGTATTAAGTTATTTAAAAGAAAGATATCAAAAAGAGTATGACTCTTTAGATGAAGTTCTTACACAAAAAGAAAAAGCTGAATTACCAGACGACATTAAAAAACTTATGGAGTTTGGAGTTGATAATTATCTTAAGATAAATAGAGACTGGAATTCAGAGAGTGATGCTACTATTCTTAAGGAATATTATAAGCAAACAAAACCTCATCTTGATGATGAAGATATCGCATATTTATTAGAAGAAGAATATTCTTATGATGAAGAAATTGATGATGATAGAGATATCAAAAAGAAAAAAGTTTTGTTAAAAGAAGAATTGTTTAGAGCTAAAAGTTACTTGAACGATTTAAAGGAACAATACAAGGTTGAACTAGGGTCTAGTAAAACTGAAGTTTCTGAAGATTATGAAAAGGCTTTTAATTTCTATCAAGAATATACTGAGACTTCAAAAAAAGAAGCTGAGATTGCTCAAAAAAAAGCAGATGTGTTTTTAGATAAGACCAATCGATTATTTAATAGTGAGTTCAAAGGTTTTGAATTTAATCTAGGAGATAAAAAACAGGTTTTTAAACCTAGCGATGTGCTAGAAACTAAAACAACACAATCTGATATTAGTAAAGTTATTTCTAATCATCTAGACGAAAATGGATATTTGAAAGACGAACACCAATATCACAAGGCTTTAGCAATGTTTAGAGACCCAGATGGTTTTGCTAAGTTCTTTTATGAACAAGGAAAAGCAGATGCTACTGATAATGTTATCAAAGACGCCAAGAATATTGAGATGTCTGTAAGAGATAACAAACAAGTAACTCCAAAAGGAGATGGTCCTAAAATGAGAGTTGTTTCTGGCGATGATTTTGAAGGTGGTATGAAAATTAGAAAAAGAAAATAATAATTAAACACAAACACAAAACATGGCTCAAGCTGTAAATTTTTCAACTAACGCTATCACTGGTGGAGCTCAATTAACTCCAGCTCCAGTTAAAGCAACATTATCTACTAACTATGTAGGTACATTTGACTTTTTGTCACATGAATTACCAGACCTTTACGAAAAAGAATTCGAAAGATTTGGTAACCGTTCTGTCGCATCTTTCTTACGTTTAGTAGGTGCTGAAATACCTTCTACTTCTGATTTGATCAAATGGAGTGAGCAAGGTCGTCTTCACGTATTTGGAACTGCTACTAAAGCAACTGCATCTACAATTACTTTCTCTGCGGCTCACAACGTACGTTTGAACCAAACTGTAGTTATTAATGATACTTCTAACGGAGTTACTATTAAAGCTTTAGTTACTGGTATCGATGTAGATGGTGTAACTGTAACTGTTGCTCCTTATAGCGCTGCTAACTTAGCTGCTTTGAGTACTACTTCAGGAGCTTTGAAAGTATTCGTTTATGGTTCTGAGTTCAAAAAAGGAACTAACGGTATGTCTGGTTCTTTGGAAGCTAAATCTGACATCTTAGAAACTAACCCAATTATCATCAAAGATAAGTACGAGGTTAATGGTTCTGATATGGCTCAAGTTGGTTGGATTGAAGTTACAACTGAAAATGGTGCTTCAGGATACTTATGGTATTTGAAATCTGAGCACGAAACTCGTTTACGTTTCGAAGATTACTTAGAAATGTCTATGGTTGAAGGTGAGCCTGCTGCTGTAGGTTCTGCTGTAGCTGCTGCTGGTTACAAAGGTACTAAAGGTTTGTTCTACGAAATCGCTAATAGAGGTAACGTTGGAACAGGTGCTATCACTGAAAGAGCTGACTTAGAAAACATCATCAAGGTGTTAGATAAAGAAGGTGCTATTCAAGAGAATGTATTATTCGTTAACAGAAAAACATCTTTCGAGATTGACACTGTATTAGCTGCTCAAAACAACTTCGGTTCAAGTGGAGCTTCTTACGGTTTGTTTGACAACGAACAAGACATGGCATTGAATCTTGGTTTTAAAGGATTTAACTTAGGTTATGATTTCTACAAAACTGACTGGAAATACCTTAACGATGCTACAACTAGAGGTTCTATCTCTGACATCGATGGTGTATTGGTTCCTGCTGGAACATTGACAGTTTACGACCAAGTTCTTGGTAAAAACGCTAAACGTCCGTTCTTACACACACGTTACAGAAAATCTGAAACAGAAGATAGAAAATACAAATCATGGATCGTTGGATCTGCTGGTGGTGCTTCTAACTCTGAATTAGATGCGATGCAAGTTAACTTCTTATCTGAAAGAGCTTTGGTTGTTTTAGGTGCTAACAACTTCATGTTGTTGAAATAGTAGTTAATAAGTTTCTTATTAATATCATTAAAGGTAGACTTCGGTTTACCTTTTTTGTTTTATATTTGCATGTACAAATTTTGATTTTTTCTCTCATTTTTTTTAAACCACTAATTAGTTAATTCTTTTAGTGGTTTTTTTTGTTATATAAAAATAAGTTGTATATTTGCACAATGAAAAATACAAAAAACAATAGTCTACGTCACCCGCAACAAGATAATCTCTTGGGTGGAATTGGTGTGTAGTATTGTTATAAAAATATATTTGAACCAAAGCCATCCATATCGGGTGGCTTTTTATTTCGCGTAGTGACAAAATTGGTTACGTGCCCGCCTTGGAAGCGGGAGACTGTAGGTTCGAGTCCTGCCTATGCGACAAAATACAGTATGATGCAATGGTTAGCATACGAGATTTTGACTCTCGCTATCTAGGTTCGAGTCCTGGTACTGTAACAAATGGTGTTATTGCGCTTAACGGCAAGGCGGTTGGACTGTGAATCCAATTATATGAGTTCGAATCTCATATAACACCCAATTTAGTATAGTTCAATGGATAGAACAACAAGCTACGAACTTGTAAATGGGAGTTCGAGTCTCTCTACTAAAACCAATACCGAAATGACGTAAAAACGAATTGGCAGAGTATCCAGTCTTAGAAACTGGGGTTTTATGGGTTCGAGTCCCATTTTCGGTACAAATAAAATAAATTCGTACTTTTGCACTTTAATTTTAATATAATTTAATTATGGCAAGACCAGTTACAAAGAAGGAGCTTCCTTCTAAGAAAGAATTCGAATTTAAAGATAGAGTATATCTGTTAAAAGGGAATTCAACACCAATCTCTTATACGCTTCGTTCAAAGCATTCACCAAACAAACCATTATTGTATTTTGACCAAGAGTTCAAAGTAAACCGTGCATTAAGATGGAGTGACAATCAAACATCTCCTTTTATTGACGAACAAGATGGATACGCTGTAGCAACACCAATCATTTTTGAAAATGGTTCTTTGTATGTTAAGAAAGAACAAGTTGAGTTACAAAAATTCTTATCTATCTATCACCCAGACAACAACAATGCTTATTACGAGTTTGATGCTGAGGAAAAAGCAGCTGAAGAGTATGATGAGTTAACCGCTAAGTTAGATGCTCAAAATACTGTAAGAGAAATGCCTATTGAGGACTTAGAAGCTATTGCTAGAGTACTATTGAAAGGTAAGGTAGAATTAATGACTTCTTCTGAATTAAGAAGAGATATGTTGATTTTTGCAAGTAAGAATCCACAAGAGTTCACATCTTTAGTTAATGATGATTCTATTAAGTTTAGAAACATTGCTATTAGAGCGGTTCAAATGGATATCATAAATGTAAGTTCTGATGGAAGAACTGTTAATTGGAGTGGTAAAGATGGTGGTAGAATAATCACTGTTCCATTTGGTGAGAATGCTTATTCTGCATTAGCCGCATTCTTTTTGACAGATGAAGGAATGGATGTTTTATCTGATATTTCAAACAAATTGTAAAGCATAACGCACCCATATAGTTGTTTGACTATATGCAAAGCACTCTCGGAAGGGGGTGCTTTTTTTTTATTAACTTTGCACAAAATAAGATATTATGATGATTAACGATGTAAGAAACATGGTTGACTTTATACTCAATAAAGAAAGCCGTGGATACATAACACCTTTGCAGTTTAATACTTTTGCTAAACAAGCACAACAAGAAGTTGTTGATGAATTTTTTTACGACTATAATAAAAGCATCGTTAGCAAAAACCAAAGAACTGCTTATAAAGAACTTGTAAAAAAAGCTAAAGAGGGAATGGATATTTTTGCAGTTGCTCCTACTACTTTAACTTATGATAGTGGTAGTGGTTTATTTGTTCCGCCATCTGATTTTTACACTAGTATCAGTTTAATATATAACGGAAAAGAAGTTGAGGAAGTTCCTAGAGACAAGTTAAGTTACTTTTTGACAAATACAGTTGTTGGACCTAGTGTATTCTATCCTTCTTACATAAAGTATAACGATAGGTATAAGGTTTACCCAGAGACGATAAATTCTGATGTAAAGTTAATATACTTTAGAAATCCTAAAGATCCTAACTGGACATACGAAATGATTGGAGGTAATGCTATTTTCAATCAATCTAAATCTGGTTTTCAAGACTTTGAAGTTGGATTTGAAGATAAGTTTAAATTAATAACCAAGATACTTAAGTATGCTGGTTTAAACATAAGAGAATCCGATGTTGTTGGTGCTGCTATAGCATTTGAAAACAGAGATGACGCAAAATAAAAGTTAAATAAGATATGGCTCAAATTACAGATTTTGAATACTATGAGAATAGTGGTAATAACCCTAAAGATGAAAATTGGGGTGATTACCAATATGTAGCATTGAAAGATGTTATCAATAACTTTTACATGATGTACGTTGGTGATGATAAAATCATAAACGATTGCAAAAGATACGAAGTTGTTTTTCACGCAAAAAGAGGAATGCAAGAGTTGAATTATGATGTTGCTAAAGAAGTTAAATCTTTAGAACTTGAATTACCAGATAACTTACAATTACCTGTACCTAAAGACTACATAAATTACGTTAGAATTAGTTGGGTTGATGATGATGGTAAGTTTAGACCTATAATTCAAAATAACCAATCAGGTATTGTAACCGCTTATCTACAAGATAATAACTATAATGTATTATTTGATAATAATGGTCAGGCTTTAGAAGGTACTTCTATTACTGAGACAAATAGCAGGAATCCAAAGTCGAACAATTTAAACGACAGTGGTACAGAATACTTATACGGAAGTAGATTTGGTATTGATGGTAAAACAGCCAATCAAAATGGAACTTTTATAATAAACAAGAATCTTGGAGTTATGAGATTTAGTTCTGACTTAGTTGGTAAAACTATAGTTGTAGAGTACATATCTGATGGATTATCTGATTTATCTGAGGATGAAATAAAGATAAACAAATTAGCTGAAAAGTTTTTATATCACTTTATAAAGTATGAGATACTAACTAATAAGTTTGGAATACAAGAATATGTAGTTCAGAGAGCTAGAAACGAATACAGAGCAATTAGAAACAACACTAAAATTAGAATGTCAAATATTCGTTACGATGAGATTTTACAATCTATGAGAGGTGGAAGCAACTGGATAAAATAATATGGAGTTAAAAAAGACTTTTATAGGTGGGTTAATGAACAAAGATTACGATGTTCGATTAATACCAGAAGGAGAATACATTGATGCTGAAAACATAATTGTATCAAATTCAGAAGGCTCTAACGTTGGTCTTGTTCAAAAATCAAGTGGATTAGATAAATTAACAAACATAAGTATTCCTACAGACGCAATAACAATAGGTAGTGTGTCAGAGGAAGGTAATGAGTGTATCTATTGGTTTGTAACATCAAGTATTGGTAACTTTATATACGAATATAATATATTAGACAATAACTCTTTATCAGTTGTTTTATCAGACAACAGGATTGGTGATGCAAACATTTTGAACTTCAATTCAGAATACAAGATAACTGGAGCAAATGTAATATACAATTCTTTTAATAAAGAAAAATTACTTGTTTGGACTGACGATTTAAACCCTATACGTTGTATAAACGTAAATAGAGCCAAATCCTTACCGATAAATGGATTTGAGACACAAGACATCAGTTTGTATAAAAGAGCTCCGTTTAAGTCTCCTAAATGTACTCCTACGCAGTTTGGGGATGGAACTGAAAACAATATAAAAGAAAGATTTTTATCTTTTGCTTATAGATATAAGTATATAGATGGAGAGTATAGTGCTACTTCTTCATTTAGTAATCCTCAATTTTACCCATCTGATTTTTCTTTTAATTTTTCTACTCAGGAAAATACTGGAATGATTAACTCTTTTAACGCTATAAACATAGGTTTTAATACAGGTGATAAAAATGTAACTGATGTTCAATTACTTTTTAAAGAAAGTAATAGTAATAATATATACGTTATTGAGAATCTAAATAAAAAAGATGAGAAATACGGAGATGATTCTGATAAGACATTTTTATTCTCTAATAATAAAATATACTCTATACTTCCTGAAGATGAGGTTAACAGATTGTACGATAACGTACCAGTTGTAGCTAAAGCTCAAGAGTTTATAGGTAATAGAATAATGTTTGGAAACTATGTTGAAGGTAGAGATTTAGTTGATTCTTCTGATAAAAAAATAAATGTAGATTTCAAGACGTCTTTTGTAGCTGAAGATTTAAAGAATAACGAGTTAAGCGTAACCGTAAGTAGTGATGTAACAACAGATAATGTTTTGAACGTACAGTTAAAACCAAGTGATCTGTTGAAAGGTAAGATAATTACAATATCTTTTAGAGCGAGTAGTGATACTCCTTTTTTTGGTAATTACAAGTGCGATTTGTCTTTTTATTTAGAAAAAACATATGCAAGTGCATTTGAACTATCTCAATCTGTAGAGTTTACTACATTTTTAACTTCAGTAGCCAACAATAATTTTAAAAATGCAAACCTAAGTAACGTAGAACCTGATAACGATGTTGAATCTTATCCAGAAAAGTACAAGCCTTTTGTGTTATTATCTGCAATATCTAGTGATTTGTTAAGGTTAAAAATACCATATATAAGACATCAAATAGATACTACTCCTTCTAATACAGAAGACTCTTTATTTACATATCAAAATGAATACTATCACATAAAACAAGATACAGTAAAAGTATATTCGTCTGATGGTAATGTTTACGCTAGTTGTAAATCAAATAGAAGTTACGAGACTGGTATCGTTTACTTAGATGATGACGGTAGATATTCAACCGTTTTAACTAGTAAAGATAACACTTCATTTATACCTATCAAGAATAGCGTTACAAGTAACAACTTGGTTTTAACTATAAAAAATAAAGCTCCAAAATGGGCTAATAGATATAAAATATTCGTAAAAGACAGTAGATTAGATTACCACACAATATATAGTTCTGTTGCTTACGAAGAAAATTCATTTTTATGGATAAAACTTGAAGGGCAAGATAAACAAAAGGTAAAAGAAGGTGATTATTTAATCATTAAGAAGAATTTAGATGGACCTTCTGAAGATGTTATAAAAGTACAAGTTTTAGAATATACTGTTAAAGATAAAGATTTTATATTAGATAATAAAAACCCTGCTGGTGATGACATAATAGAACCAGCTGGTGTATATATAAAAGTAAAATCATCTTCTAGTTTAAACGTAAACAATATAGAAAAGAATTTTTACGACTTTGAAAAAGAGTCTATGGATACTGGTGACGATTTCTTTGTACTAGGTGGCGGCGTTGCTGGCTTTTCAGTAAACAAAGGTACGTTTAGCATTCCAAATATAGAGGACATACCAATATTGCCTGGAAGTAGAATATCTATATCTATAGTAAATCATAGAACTGGACTAGAAAATGTAGAGTTTAAAAAAGAATATATATCTAGTGATAGTTACAGTAGTTTCGAGACTTGGTTTGGCACAGAAGGTGATGGATTAGGTGATTTTGAAACATATAGTTTTGTTAGGGGTTTTGCTACACCTTACGATACAGGTGGTGGTATATTTAACGGATTACCAAATAGAGGAGAAAACATAACTTTAGATCCAAACGGTTATTTATATTTAAAAATAAAAAACGAGTTGAATGGAAATGGAGCTAACAGATCTTTTCTTAGTGCTCACATAACAATAACAAATGGATTTAGTGCTTTGATATTTGAAACAGACTCTAAAGATAATGATTCTGAAGTTTTTTATGAGACTCAAGATACTTATTTAATAGAGAATGGTTTGCATATGTCAAAAAAGGACGACTATGATGGGGATGTTGATCAAACAGTAAATTTACCAGCGGTAATAAACTTAAATTGGTTTAATTGCTTTACTCAAGGTAACGGTGCCGAAAGTTATATTGTTAAAGATGTTTTCAATAAAAACTTTTTATCTACAAACTCAAGACCAAACGCTGTTCAATTAGATGGTTACAAACAAGTAAGGAATATTGCTTCTATAACTTATAGTGGTGCTTTTGATAAAACAACTAACTATAACTCTCTTAATGAATTTAACTTATCAAGAGCTAATTATAAAGATTTAGATGATAAGTATGGTAGCATTCAAAAGATACATTCTAGAGATACTGATTTAGTTGTATTTCAAGAAGATAAAGTTCATAGAGTATTATACAATAAAAACGTGTTGTTTGACGCAATAGGTGGAGGTCAAGTATCTTCTATAGAAGATGTTCTTGGTCAAGAAATACCATTTGCTGGAGAATGGGGTATTAGTAAAAATCCTGAGAGTTTTTCTTATTATGCAAACTCAATATACTTTACGGATGCAACTAAAGGAGTTGTATTGAGACTTGGAGGAGATGGATTAGAACCAATATCAAAATACAAAATGAGAGATTGGTTTAAAGACAACTTAAGAGAATACAAATCTAATTTCAAATATGGTGGTTTTGACCCAGTACATGATAACTATATATTGTCTTTATCAGATCAAAAACCAACTTTTGAAAGTTTGCTTTCTTGTGGTCAAATAATACAATGGTTAAACATAGATGCTAATACGTCTTACAGCTATACGATAGATTTAGGAAGTAACATTGGTAATCATGTTGTAAATTACACGATACCAACTGGTAGTGTATTTGATTTTGAAATGAATGTAAATGGTGTTGTAAGTGTTTTAGAAAACGCTACTGGAAGCGGTAACTTTACAGTTGCAAAAACAACTACTGGTAGAGAAGGTTCTTTAACTATATATAACAGAGAAAACACACCTGGTTCATTATCTCTTAAAAACATATGTGTTGCAAATCCTCAATTAGAAGTAATAACTTTAGTTGTTGGTGATGAATCAGATGCTGGTAAGTCTATGACTAATAAGTACGAATGGGTTAATTCTACAACATCTACTAGTGGAGGTTCTTCTTTATTAGATGTATTTACAACTACTTCTGTGACTAGATTCAACTCTGATACTGGTAGTGAAGGTGAAAATGAAATACCTTACAATAACTCTACTATAAGAGTAACGTCAACAAAAGGTACTGGTCAATTTACTTCTTGTAATAGAATAGGATATGTTGTTACTAGTAGTGATTTAGATGCGCAACAAATATTAGATTCAGCTACATACCCTACAATAACAAATTCAGGAGATGACAATTACATTGAATTTACATTTACAAGAACTGGAAGTCAAAAACTTTACTTGGTTTGGGATTATATAGATGTTGAGAATTGTGATGTTACACCTTACTCTGTTAACCTATGTTATGATGCAGAAGACTTTGCCTTGGCTTGTGAGTGCGATTCAATACCAGAATGTACAGATAGAAGAGTTGTTTTCCAAATATGTAATTCAAATTCAGCAATGGATGATAATTTCGATATTTACTTAAATGACACTTATATAGGTGCTGTGGATTTATCTTCTAATACACAAGTTGGATCTGTATTTATAGCTGATACAAATACAAGTGTATCTTTAGCTTCGTCTGATTTTGCATGTCCATTGTCAGGAATGGTTACATACCACTTTGATCCGAGTATATTACTTTCTTCAAACGTTTTAGAAATGAGAAATACTCAGAATAATGGTAATGGAAACTTTGGTTCTGTAGGAATTAGAAACTATTCTTTATCTGGAAATGATCTTAGTAGTCCTTGCGTTATTAACAACTTAGAATACTCTGGAACATCTGGAACTAGTTTTACACTTAACTTTGACTACACTCAGTGTTGTTCTGAAGTATTATAAATAAACAATAAAAAAAATAAATGGCAACAAGTTCAACATATTACACAGACAGTAGCAGTTTTAACACTGCTACGTCTGTGTACACAAATCAAGAGTTAACAATAAAAGCTCCTGATGGGTATTACTCAATAGGAGGTCTTTATAGAAGACAACTCTTTGGAAACTTGCAAGAGTTGGTAAGTTGTAGTGGAGCTCCATTACCTGTTAATTGCGTTGTATCAGAATGGTCAGAATGGTCTTCATGCGTAGATGGATCTAAAACAAGAACAAGAACTGTTATAACTCCTGCTGAAAACGGAGGTACGGCTTGTCCTGCTTTAACAGAGACTCAATCATGTTCTTCTGAAGAGGCTTGTACTAGTTACACACACATAGCAAGTAGAGACTCTTTAATAACATATACAGCTTGTGATGGTACACCAAAATCGATAAGTACTTCTAGATTTAGTAGTTATACTTTCTGTGCGATAACTGGAAGTCAATCTGGTGGAACTGGTACTTGGTTTAATAATGGATTCTGTAGTTAATAAAAATAAAATATGTCAAAGACAATAAGTTTCGATGAAAAGAATAATGGATGGACTTCATTCTGGTCTTATAAACCAGAGTGGATGTCTAGACTTGGAAATAACTTCTACTCTTTTAAGTGTGGTCAATTATTTAGACACCATTCAGAAGTGGCTAGTAAGAATTTGTTTTACGATAATAACGCATCTCTTGTAAATTACGATTCATATGTAGAATTTGCTTTTAACCAAGACCCAAGCGATGTTAAACATTTTAAAACAATGTCTTTAGAATCTAGTGATAGTAATTGGGATGTTGAAATTATAAGTAATTTAGATTCTGGATATATAGACAATACTCACTTCCAAACTAGAGAAGGAGAGTATTATGCTTATATAAGAAGAAACGAAGAAGACTTATTGGACTTCTCACATATATCAGTTCAAGGATTGGGTACACCAATATCTAGAAGTGGTAATACGTATACGTTTTCTTCATTACCATCTTTTTTATCAGAAGAAGATTGTTTATATTTTGTTAAGACCAGTGACGGTTCTGTAGTTAAAGTCGGTAGATTGGTTTCTTTTAATCAATCACAACTTACAACTGTAGTTCCAAATCCTTCAATAACAATAGAGAATAATGCTTTTTATTTTATAGCTAAAAACTCAGAGGCAGAAAGTTTTGGTATTAAAGGATACTTTGCTAAAGTAAAGGTTAAGTCTACTGGTGTTGGAACACCGCAAGACTTATATTCTGTGAATTCACAAGTATTCAAATCTTTCCAATAGGTATTAAATAAATCTTTAATAGGTATTAAAGAAAAGTTTAAAGATAATAGTAAATATATATATAAATATATATATAATTAAGTATCTTTGCATAAATTAATATAATGGAATTTAGATATATTGAACAATCCGACTACGAAATGTTAGTTGATTGGTGGAAGTTTTGGAGATTTCCAGCTCCACCGATTGAAATGCTACCTGATTCTGGTGTGATTGTGAACAAAGATGGTGTAGATATATGCGCTGGTTTTATATATTTCACAAATAGCAAGACATGTTGGATTGAGTTTATAGTTTCAAATCCAAGCGTGAAGCAAAAAGAAGACCGTAGAGAGGCGATAACTAATGTGATAGAGGTTTTATGCTCTATAGGTAAAAACAACGGTTATACGATAGCTTATACGTCTTTAAAAAATGAGAGTCTACAGAACAAGTATTTGGAATGTGGATTCATAGAGGGAAGTAAAAATTGTAATGAATACGTAAAACGATTATAATATGGCAGCAATAACGTCAGCCGCTGTGGCTGTAGCTGGAGGAGCTTATCAGGCTATAAGTTCAGCTAAACAAGCTAGAGAAGCTAAAGATGCTTTGAATAATTTAAAAACACCTGAACTAAAAAATGTAGCTGAAGGTTTGCAAGTTAGTACTTTAGGTTCTGACTTACAAAGAGAAGAACTTGGTAGACAATATTCGAGTGGTGTAGATGCTTTAAGAAGTGGAGGTATAAGAGGTGTTATAGGAGGTCTTGGTACATTAAGCACTCAACAAAATCTAGCTAATAGACAAATTGGAGCTGATTTAGACGCTCAACAAAAGCAGATAGATCAAATTAGAGCTCAAGATGAGCAAAGAATACAAGGTGTTAAAGAGCAAAGATACCAAGGAGATATAGCTGCTTTGTCTTCTCAATATAATGCTGGTCAGCAAGGTGTTATGCAAGGCATATCTGGAATTGCTCAAGGAGTTGCTAGTGGAGCTCAAATGATACAAAGCCAAAACAACTTCGATAAGATGTTAAATGCTGGTATCCCAAATGCAGGAGCTAACGCACCAGTTATAAGCGGACTTAGTTCTGCTGGTTTGGTTAACACTGCTTATAACATGTTACCTACTGCTGCTAATATAGCTTCTGGATATTATTCATCTCCACAAATGACTCCTGCTGGATTGACTTATAGTACTATTCCAACAGCAAATGTAAAAATTAAAACCACTTAATAAATGGCTATAGGTAAAGTAAACGCATACGCTACTGTAGAAGGTCCTAAAGTTGATTTTGGAGATATAGCTTTGAATGCACAAAAGATTCAACAAGCTGATCTTGAAAGAATGAAAGACATGATTCCCAAAAAAGAGAAGAATGACTTCAAAATAAATAACATAGAAGGAGGTTACACTAAAACAGGTAATGGTGGTTATGATCAATCAATGACTAATTTAGTTAATAAACTTACTGAAAGGAATTTACTAATAAATAAAGAAGCTGAATCTATAGGTAGATATACTCCTGAATTAGCTGCTGAACAACAAAAGATACAGAATACATTAAAAGGATTAGATATTGTAGCTAAAAAATTCACAGAAGACGCAACTGGTTTTGCAAAAGATTCAAAAGAAGGTAAGTTTTCTAGTGTAGATAAAAGTAGGTTTGACATATTTGAAGATATAGCTCAAAAAAGAAATGTTGAAATTGACGAAGATGAAGATGGAGATATATTGTTTAGAGTTAGAGCTACCGATAAAGATGGAAAATACCTTTTAGATTCTAGTGGTAATCCAGTATATAAAAAATTCAATGACAGAGGTGTAGAAAGAGACTCTATAACTAAGTATGAATTAGAAAATGGTTCTTTATTTGGAAACACAATTAAAGAATTAGATAGAACAAAAACCATAGGTGAGATACAAAATAATCTTAAATTAAGAACTAGCGTTGTAGATGCTAATGGTACATTAACAAGAACAAGAACGTTTTTAAATGATGATGATGAAGGATATGTTAACAATGCTGTAAATGGTGTGTTATCAAATTATGATAATTTAGCTTCTTATTTATATTCTTTAGATAGAGAAAAATACTCTACTCCTAAAACACTTGAACAGTATGTAAAAGATGGAGACGTTGAAGTTGCTAGAAAAGCGATGAAAGATGGAGTATTAGCTGGATTAGGATTTGAAAATAAAGAAGATAGAGTTAAACCGCCAGTTACAAATATAAATCTAGGAAAAGAGGATAAAACAAATTACGTTTCTCCAATTGCTTCTGAAAAAATTGTTACATATAGAAAAGGAGGTAAGGTAAAAGGAGAAAGAGCTATTGGATATATGCTTTCAGTAAATCAAAATGACGACAATATATTTGTAGGAAGTCAAAAAGCTCAATTAGAAGGTGTTGGTTACGATAATCAATCTAAGAGATTTTATATTAGTTACTATGCTAAGGTAGGTGAAAACAAAAAAGTTAATGGAGGTTCTGAATCGACTAGTGTATCAGAAACAAGATATCTTCCTTTAAACGGAAAAGGAGCTAAAGTTTCTGTAGCTAATACGATTATACCTAAATTATCTTTCCAAGATGAAAATGGAAATGTAAGAAAATACAAAGATGTTAGTGAAATTATACAAGCTATAAAGAGAGCAGATCCTAATGGAAAATATTTCGGAGGGATATCAAATAAAAAAACCAATAAAACAAACGACCCTTTAGGTATACGATAATTTATGGAAGAAGAAGTTTTAAATCCAATAACTCCTCAAGAGTTTTCAAGTAAAATAAAAGCTAAATATCCTCAATACAAAGACATTGATGATGTTTCATTGGCTAAAAAAATGGTGGAGAAATATCCAGAGTATTCTGGACAAGTAGACTTCGGTTTAAAAAAAAAAGACGGATCTCAACCTACATATCGAAAAAATCTTTTGGAATTGGTATCGAAACCAAAAAAGCAAGGTACTTTATTGGGTACAGAGCCTCAAAAGAAAACTTCGGAATCGGTATCTTTAAATGGAACTACAAAGAGTAGATTTGGTAAGGTAGCTACTTCTAAACCAACTCCTGTTGGAATGAAGAAACTTAATGGTAAGTTATCTAACGATGACTTATCTAAGATGAAAGCTACTAATAAACCAGAGGCTAACGTAATACAACAACCTAGTGAAAATCCTAGAGACGGATTCCTTGATTACTTAAGTGATACTGCTGAGGTTGGAGTTCTTTCTGCTGAAAAATTCCTAGTAGATACTCCAGAGATGATTTATGATTTAGCTTCTCAAGCTAACATGTTACCAACTGGACAAGTAGACAGAGCAATTACAGAAGCAACTGGAATTACTCCATTTAAAAGAATGCAGAAGCAACTTGGCTTTGAAAATATACCATCTAATATACTAAAAGAAAAGATAGATGGCTTGAATAAAAGAATTCAAGACAAAAGTCAAGATTATGGAGGAGATCCTTTATCAGCTATTGAAAATGGTAGGTATTCAGATGCGGCTAAATTAATAGCTGGTTCAACACTACAATCAGCACCAATGATGGCTATAGCTATAGGTACTGGTGGTGGAACTGCCGGATTAGCTTCTATAGGTGTATTGACTGCTTCCGGAAAATATCAAGAAAATTTAGATAAAAAAGAACTTTCTCAAAACGAAAGATTACTTAATGCTTCTGCCTCTGGAGTTTTAGAGTCTACATTGGGTCACTTTTTCTCTGGTGCATCTGGAGCTGTTGCTAAAAGAATACTTAAAGATAAAGGTGTAGAGGCAGGTTCTAAGATACTTTCAAATTCCTTTAGAAGGGTTGCTGAGAAAAGTATAATGAAAAATCCTATTGTTGGACTTGTTGGTGAGGTACTTGAAGAAACTGCTGTAGAAGGTGGTGAGCAATTAAATGATTTTTCAGTTGGTCTTAGAGATAGTTTTGACGGTAGAGCCGCTATAAATGCTGGTTTGTCTTCTCTTGGATTAGGTGGTACTAACACTGTATCTGTATATGGAGCAAAAGCATATATGTCAGCTAAGAAATATGGTCAAATAAAGAAGACCAATAAAGCTATATCTAGACTTCAAAACGAAATGAATAATGAAGGTATTAGCGAGGAGAGTAAAAAGATTTTTCAAATAAAGTCTGAGGAACTTATATCTAATAATAAAAAAGCTTTAGGTGAGGAGATTGAGAAATTAAAAATGCTTTCTTCAGAAGATAAATCATTACTTAATAAGACCAATAGTGTTATTGATGAGGCTATGGCTTCATTTGATAACATTAAAGAAGATAAAACATTATCTCCGGAAGCAAAAAGAATAGCTACTGCTGAGATATATAAAGACTACGTTGAAGCTAGCAAGGTTAAGAAAGGTATATTGTCAAAACTAAACGATGTAAAGGTTGATGGTGATTTCACTGATTTCACTGGGGTGCCTTTGGATTTCGATGTAGAGACTAGTGGAGTTGGTTCTTTACCTATCAACAAACAAAATGAATTAAATAAAAAAGCTCTTGATGAGTTAAATACAGAGTTAAATCCAACTGGTACTGAGCAAGTAGACATCACTAAAGATATGGTGTCTAAAAGAGCTAATGAATTGTACGAAAAAGAAACTGAGGTTGTACAGCCAATTCAAGAAGATGTAATTCCTACCCAAGAAGAAGTTGTTGATGACAATCAGAAAAATGTAGAGGATTTGCGTTCAGATGAGCAGTTAGAATTGAAAGAAAAATTACCTAATGCGGAATTAAACGAGGAAGGTAAAATTGATTTAGAAAAACTAAGTACAGAAGATAAAGCTATTTACGATGAAGTATACGATAGGTATGATAAATTAATCACTCCTTTACTACCTAAAAGCGAGAATAAAGATACAAATGTAGAAGATGTTGTTGAGGAAGATATTAAACCTGAAGATATAAAGGTTTCTAAAAAAGAAGATGGCGATTTTGACACTAAAGCTATAGATGTATTTAAGGCTGGTTTAGAAGCTATTAAGATAACAAAAGCCACTTCAAAAGCTAAATTAAAATCATTAACAGATACAGTTAATTCTTTAGTCAAAGGTGAAGATGGAAAAGCTAGAAAAGGAAGTATAAGTGTAAAACAAGCAAATTCAATAATAAAAAGAATAGGAAATCTAAACTTAGACAATCCTAAGACAACAGATAAATTAATAGAATACGTTACTAATATTGTCAACAATGCAGAATATAAAGAC